AAAGATTCATCAAAAAGATTATTTTTTGACATTACATTTGTACTATCAAAAATAGTAAATGGATTAGAAACTCTTAATCTTCCAAATGCATCATAAGCATTTGATCCATTTCCACCACCGATTACGGTTGGTTCTGTATTTACATTATTACAAGAACTCATTAACAACCTCCTCCACCTTTGAACCAAGTATATCTTTCATCTTCTTCTTTTAAGTCTTGTAAAAAGGTACTATTTAATTGTTCAACAATTGATTTAATAGCTCTATTAACTTGTTTTTGAGTAGAGATATCATATTTATCTTTTGGTTCTGGAACTCTTACATTTATTTTTGCCATTATCTTCTACCATCCTGTTGTATATCTAATCTAAACGTTCCAAATCTCCAAGACTCAGAACTAGAATCATTTTCTATTTTTATATTTACAAATCTTCCTCTTGCTCTTGTATCCTTTTTAGTTGTAGTTGAATCTATTGTAAATGGACTTAAAGTGCTTGTACTATCAGATTGTTGTGGGTATCGTTTAATTGCTAAAGTTACTTTTGCATTACCTTGAATAGATTCAAAATCAGGTACAAATCTTCTTACAGCTAAAAATACTTCTCCTGCTATTCCGCCTTGACTCTGTAAATCAAAATCAAAAGACTTAATATAAGAAGTAACAGTAGTTACAGTTCCATTTTCATCTATTTGATCTGTGCCTACTTCATGTTCAAATAATTGAGTTTTACCTAATCCTGATTCCCCTATTACAACAGGAAAGGTCCCTGATGCCTGATCCGTGAATTTAGTTGCAAAAGGTTTAGGATAAATTTCAGCATCTACCCAAGAAGTTCTAGCTTCAGTTCCAGTATACCATACTTTATCTACATAATTATATATTACATATTTATCATTATAATCTGAATTAGCAGAAGGATAATACCAAATTATTTCTGTATAAAGATGGTTAATTCCAGCATAAATTTGTTGACCTTTTGTAGTATCTATATCGTCAAATACATAATCTTCTACAGAACAAGGTAATGATCTAACTGTACCATCATAAGCAAAGAATCCTTTTTGACTCATCCAAAAAGCAATACCATCTATTTCTATCGCTGCATTTTTACCAATCAATCCACAACTAGTTCCAACTTGTTGAAAACCAAAAGTAAAAGGAGGACCTATAAATCGCATATCAAATAATGCATTATCTGTCCAAACCAACATAGTTTCCTTTGCTTTTACAACTCCCATTAATTTAGTTCCATCTTGTAATCTTTGTGATCCTGCTGTGTTAATACTAGTTGGAGTATAGTCATTAATATTTTCTTGATCTGAAAATCTTATAAACATATCATCTTGAGTCGTTGCATCTCCAATAGTCGTTTCAGTTCCAAATTGAACTAAATATCTTGTTGTAGGAGAAACCATAGAAAATCTACTTGCAGTTGGATTGTTGGTTGTTTCAAAACCAGAAGTACTTGTAGATGCTCTAACTGCTAATGGAGTTACAGCTCCTGCATTCCAAGTAAATGTTTTTCCATTTGCAATAGTTGCAATTAAAACTTGTCCATAATTATCAAGACTCCAGAGGCCTGGTTCTAGAATCACATCACTTGAAGTTTTAGCCGTGCCCCAAGTACTTGATCCCCATGTTCCTGTTCCCCATCCATAACCGTATGTTTGTGTTTGAGGACCTACAGTTTCATATGGAGTTATGTCTATAGATCCACCTGGTCCTGCACTACCGGTTGCAGCTGAACTTTGTGTAATTACAAAATTATCAGCATCAGTAACACTTGTTACTTGAAATAGTTTATCATCAAAATCAGTTGGATTATATCCTGTGCCTATTGGCAAAAGTGTATTATCTAATAAAATAATATCACCTTCACTCAATCCATGACTAGTATAACCAATCGTTACTTGATTAGAAGATGCTGTAGTTTCAATTGTAGCAGATGATAAAGTTGTTTTTAAAGGTGTAATATCATAGAGTTCACCATCATAATATATAAGTAAAAATTTATCTGTACCAATTGCAATATATTTATTACCTTCTAAATCAGCAAAAGCATACATCTGTCTTGCAACACCAACAATAGATTCTTTAATAGGAGACTGCCATCCTCCAACTTTTTCAGGTAAAGCATATCTAAATCTTACATTATCAGAATCTACCCAACGCTGTTCTGCACCTGCACTGGTATTCTGTTTATCTATTCCAGGTAATAATTTAAAATCAATAAGAGCCATGCTCCAAGCTCCTTATGCTGTATTTGTTTTGTATGCCCAACCTCTTGTCGCATCTACGTAAACTAAAGTAATTGCTTGACCATTTGTACTTAAAGTTAAATCCGATGCAGCTGAATTTATAGGCTCACCATTTCTACCAACAGTTAAGTTATTAGTATTAAAAGTGCCTCTTGCATCAATAATGGTTACTTCATCTCCTGTAGAAGGAGTTGCAGGTAAAGTCACGGTTATAGTTCCAGAAGTAGTATTTGCTAAAATTTGATCATTTGCAACAGCGGTATAAGGACTGTTTGAATCAGTAATTGTATTATATCCTTTTGTAATTAAACCTTGATTAATATTTGTACCATCAGAATAAACCAAAGCTTTACCACCAACAGGTAAAGTAACTCCTGTTCCAGATACTGTTGAAATAGTTAAAGTATAATTACTAGTAGTTCTTGTAGTTGCATCTTCAACAATAAAAACTCTTTCTGCTGTATCAGGCATAGTAACTGTTCTATTACCTGTTAAAGTTCCAGTTAATTTATAATATAAATTTTTACCATTTGAAGTAGCGCCATCAGATAAAGCTAAATTTACATCTGCACCACCTACAGCTAAACTTAAATAACCTGTAGCTATTTGTTCTAAGATTTGTAAATTAGTGTTTGTAATTCCACCCCATGTACCAGATTTTTCTCCAGTAACCATTAATTCAAGTTTAGCGTTTGTTGAATAACTCGATGCCATATTTATCTCCTTGTATGTTAGTATAATATATTAATTTTTTAAAACGTCAATGTTTTATGGAGTTGGAGGAAGCCCTACAGGATCTATTTCGGTCCATGTATTTATTGCTCCTGTTGAAATTGGAGTCCATGTTTGATCTACACCTGGATCAATTTCACTCCAAGCTCTGATAAATACATTATTTGTGTTAATATTTAATCTGTTTCCAGTTACAAAAACATTAGCATCTGCTGTTACTGTGACATCACCAATTGAAGCATTGATTCTATTTCCAGTGACATTTACAGTCGCGTCTCCAGTAACTGTAACATCTCCAATTGCAAAGTTTAGTTGACTTCCTGTTACATTTACATTTGCATCTGCTGTAACTGAAACGGTTCCTGTTGAAACATTTAATTGCTCACCAGTTACATCTACATTAGCATCTCCAGTAACTGTAACATCTCCGATTGCGAAGTTTAATTGATTTCCTGTTACGTTTACATTTGCGTCTCCAGTGACTGCAACAGTTCCTGTATCTAAATTTAATCGTTCACCAGTTACATTTACATTTGCGTCTGCAGTAACTGAAACAGTTCCTGTAGATACATTTAATTGTTCACCGGTTACATCTACATTTGCATCTCCGGTAACGGTAACATCTCCGATTGCAAAGTTTAGTTGATTACCTGTAACATTAACGTTAGCGTCTGCTGTAACTGAAACAGTTCCTGTTGAGACATTTAATTGTTCACCAGTTACGTCTACATTAGCATCACCTGTTACTGTGACATCTCCTATTGCAGCATTAATTCTATTACCTGTAACAGGCACGTTAGCGTCTGCAGTGACTGTTGCTGTTCCAGTAGATACGTTTAATTGTTCACCAGTTATGTCTATATTAGCATCACCTGTTACTGTGACATCACCAATTGAAGCGTTAATTCTATTTCCGGTAACATCTACATTAGCATCAGCTGTAACGGTTGCTATTCCTGTTGCAACATTTAATTGTTCACCTGTGACATCTACATTAGCATCTGCTGTAACTGTAGCTATTCCTGTAGATACATTTAATTGTTCACCTGTAACATCTACATTAACATCACCTGTTACTGTTACATCTCCAATAGTAAAGTTTAATCTATTTCCTGTGACATCTACATTAGCATCTGCTGTAACTGTAGCTATTCCGGTAGATACATTTAATTGATTTCCTGTGACATCTACATTAGCATCACCTGTTATTGTAACATCTCCAATAGTAAAGTTTAGTCTATTTCCTGTGACATTAATGTTAGCATCAGCTGTGACTGTAGCCGTTCCTGTTGCTACATTTAATTGATTACCAGTAACATCTACATTAGCGTCTCCTGTTACTGATACGTCTCCGATTGTAAAGTTTAGTTGGTTACCTGTAACATTTACATTAGCATCAGCTGTAACTGTAGCTGTCCCTGTTGCTACATTTAATTGATTACCGGTAACATTTACATTTGCATCAGCTGTGACTGTTACATCACCTACTGAGGCATTTATTCTACTACCAGTAACAGCAACGGTTGCGTTTACTCGTTCTATAGACGCAAAAGGAGCCGTAGAAAATGAGGTTGAACCAAAAAACATAATAAATCTTACTTATTTTATTTAAATAAGTAGTTTTATTACAAAAATTAAGAATTGGGAAGACCTAACATTGGTCTTTTATCATAAAAATTTTCAATAGAATAAGGACCATTAATATCATTATAATGTAAAAATACTTGACCGCATAAATTTCCTTCAAATATCTCACGCCAATGTTCTAATTCACAACCTCTATATATTAGCATATCTCCTACATTTAATTCTATTTTTTTATTGTCTACAAATATAGGCCAAAGATCACCACCTAAATTTAATGTGGTAGATATTTCACAACTAGGTCTATCTTTATGCTTTTTTAATTCATTACCTTTTTCATAAATTCTTGCATAAGAATAAGTAGGAATTAAATCTAGTTCTGTTTTTTGTTTCATTAAAGGTAACAATTTCATCATCAATGTCTCCATAACAAAATCACCATAATGAGCATAACTATTAGAAACCTGTGGATCGTTAAATTTACCTAAAAATTCAGATTGAGAAACTAGACTGTTATCATATGCAAATTTAACAGTATCTCTTTTTAAGAGAAAATAGTTAAAACAAAAATTAGCTAGTTCATAAGAAATAGCGTTTTTTACTATGGTATATTTGTTGTCTTTAAAACTCATTGTTGTATAAAATTAAAAGATACAGATATTCGTATATCATTTGATAAATTGATTTCTACTCCATGTGATAACCACGCTGGAAACATTATAATCCTTCCAGCTATTGGTTTATAATTAACAGTTTTCCAAAATTCTTTTTCATTATTCTTTTTTCTTTTGGGAGAAATAAAATCAGATCCTAATCTGGGATCTTCTATATATAAGTTTCCACAGTTTTCTGGAGTTTTAACATAATATACACCAGACCATAAAGAATTTGGATGAATATGTGTTTTATTATATGCACCTTGTTGATTAATATTAGCCCACATATTACCTAAAATAGGTTCCCCATCTAAATGTTGATCTATATAAATTTCTTTTTGCATTTTAACTAATTCATTTATTAAAGATAAATATTCTTTTTTTAAATGCATATCTGTTGAAGAATGCCAACCTTTAACATTTGTTCTTAAAATACCTTTTTCTTTTTTACTCCACTCTATTATATTTTTTTCTATTTCTGTATTAATATCAATGTCTTTTATATAAATAGGTGTTGGAAAATAATATTCTTTTATCATTTAAAAGCAGGTCCTCCAAACCATACAACTAAAGATTTTCTATTTCCTTTAATTACAGGAGAGACTCTATGTCTAATAAAAGACGCAAAAAACAACGCCTGTCCTCTTATTAATTTTGCTTTTCTACCTGTGTCCATTATTTCTAAGTCTCCACCTTCAAACTCATTTTCATTTGAAAGTAGAACTGACATAGATATTTTTCTAATTGGCGGGTGTTTTTTACCATCTAAAGACATATCAACATGCCAATCATAAAAACCTCCTGGATCATATTCAGTATATTGTGCTAATTCATTAATTTGAATTCCTTCGAATCCAAAAAAATTATTATTTATTTGATGAACAACATCATTTAAACGGTCGTACATAGGTTTTAATTTTTCAAAAGGAATCCAACTAATATTAGAATCTCTTATATTTTCAATTGATTTTTGTTCAAATACTGTTCCTTTAATTTTTAAACACTGTCTTCCGGTTTTAATTATTTCATCACATTCTTCATGTGTAAATATAGGTGTATTAGTGGTTACGATAAAACTTTTCCAAGATGCTTCTTTAAATTTCATATACTATTTTTTATTCCTATAGCACAAGCTATTACAATTCTTTCTTCTTCTATATATCCTGGTTCTGGAGAATGATCAAGATAAGATGGCCATACATACCAATTATTTATTTCAGGAATTATCTTTATATTATCTTTAAATAAAGTTCCTAAATTAGTTTTTGTTAAATAACAAAGAGCAGATATCTCTCGAAACCCTTTTTGAGTTAAATGATTATGCCAACCTTCTATAATAGTTGAATTAGCGGGATTATAAAAACACCATGTTTTTATATAACCAATATCAATAAAATCTGTATTCAAATATTTTTTAAAAGATAATAGTAAAGATTGTTTAATTATATCGAATTTTCTGTCTAAAAAAATTCCACTTTGTTCTCTAGGATGAGGACATTTTGGATAAAAAATGCAACATGGAACTTCTTTAATATATTCTTTTATTTCCTTTTGTAGTTTTTCATTATTTAAATTACTTAGTAATTCACAAGAATATTTTTTAATCATACTAAAATTTTATATGCTCATATTTTTGTTTATAAGATTGTGGTATTAAATCAATAAATGAATTATCATCCACAGTATAATTTTCTTTTATTTTGTGTAAATTATGTCCTAAAACAGAATCATCATATTTTATACCATTTAATTCAAATTGATTTAAATCAAAAAAATTATGATTAAATTTTTTTATATTTAAAAATTCATATATTTTATTTATTTGATATTCTGGATTACTAGCTAAATCATGATATTTTATCATACATATATTTTCAAGTTTTTCATGTTTATATAATTCTTGAATTGCAGTTAAAGACATTGCAATCATACCATCTTTTCTCATTAAAAAATTTAATTTTTCTTCAATAGAAGAATATTTATTTAAAAAACTAGAAGGTTCATCATGAGCCCATTTTAAAAATGAAGATAAAACTTCTAATAAATCTCTAACTAAAACAATATATTTTACATCTTGATTTATATATTTTTTTATAAAATTTCTATTACCCGGTAAGGATGCCAAACTTCTATCAATAATATATTTTTGTTTCCAATGAGCATAATAGTTATTAAATAAATTATTTAAGACATTATCTAAAGATAAATGATCTGGATAATTTAAAAATAAACTATCATCTTTTAAGGAAATGATTTTTTTCATTAATTCAAACGTTATTGAATTCGGTGTAACTGCTATTTCTGAATTTTGATTTAATATAGATGCTAGTAAGGTATTTCCTGTTCTTGGTAAAGAAACTAAAAAATGATATTGTTTATTTGATATAGGGGCTTTCATTTTTTAAAACTTTTTTGTAAAATTTATAATATTTTTTTAACTCTAAAGGCTCTTCATTTTTTGCTATAATTATATTAACATATTCAATTTTTAATTCTTCACAAGCTAGATATCTATTATTACCTATACACACTTTATATTTATTGTTATCCATAACAACAGTTAATGGATTTATTAAACCTTTTTCTTTTATACTTTCTAAAACCTGTTTATAGAGATCTGTTTGTTTTTGAGCTTTTATATTTATTTTTTTATTTCGTAAAAAACAATCACTCAGTTTTACTTTTTTGACTAAGTAGTTTTTCTCTTTCTTGATCATAATTTTTAATTTGATTTTCTTTTATTACTTTGTCATAAGTATCTTGTAAAGCTAAAGTATTAAAAATTTCTGGCATACTCGTTCCTGGTGTAAAAGATTTAACTCTATTATTTATAATTGATTTTAAACTTTCTCGTTTATGTGTATCAGGATTTTTTGTATCAAAAGTTCCATCATCTAATTCTTCTTTTAATTTAGACCATAATCGTATTTCTCTTATTCTATGTCTTGCAGTATTTTTAACTCTAGCATAATCTAATATTCTTTCATCTAATTCAATTTTTAATAATTCTTTATCTAACTCATCTTTACATTCTTCAATGCTTTTTTGTAGTTTTTTTATTTTTACGTCATTTTTTCTATTATCTATAGAAAGAGATAATAAACAATCTAAATGAACATCTTGTTCTCTAACACATTGCCAATACTTAGATGCTTTTGTTGGAAATTTATAATCATTTAATACAGAAACTCTCATTTCTGTTTCAGTTCTAAATAATTGTTTTTTACTCCAAGTATCTTTTAATTCCGGTGTCAATTGTTTAAAACATTCTAAATCATCTTTATCTAGAACATCTTCTAAATAACGATATTCATTTTCTAAAACCTGTTTGGTTTCTTTTTTTACAATTAAATCTGACATTTAAATCTTTCTTATTATTTTATTTACTATGAAGAAGTTATAGTTTGAGTTTGAAATCCTCCATCTAATTCTTCTGTAGTAACAACATTTGGACCATTTCCGACTGCTAAAGCAGAACCTTGACCTGTCCCTGATGCAGCGCCACCATTTGATCTTGCTAAACTCATAGTTGGACCTGTAGTAAAAGAAGTTCCATCATAAAATGATGTTGTAGTAATAGCAGGTTGTCCGCCGAAAACAAGTCCGTCAGTTTGAGGACCTGCTCCTCCCATTCCTTGTTGATTAGGCCCTACGCCTGGTACATTTGACCAACAAGTTCCATCATATTCAAAAACGTTTGTAACATATCCTGCAACCCAAGCGGCTGTTTGAGATCCACCTCCTGCATGACTGTTTACATGTGTCCCCATAGTATTTCCATTTGCCCAAGAAGTTCCGTCGTATTCTTGTGAATAATTACCAGCTCCAGGATTTACTCCATCATAAGAAAAACCTCCAGCTGCTAAACCTGCATCTCTAGTTCCCATACCCCATGATTTTTGAACTCCAACTTGCATGTTATTACCTAAAGCCCAACAAGTACCATCCCATAATTGAGTTTGTTTTGAATTTGGACCCGGTTGTGCTCCAAAGCTAACTGCAGTTCCTTGAGGTGCTTGACTAAAAGATCCCCCTAGAGGACCTGAAGGATTAACTTGATCATTTTCTGCTGTAAAAGCTGTTCCATCATAAGATTCTGTTTTACCATTTGCAAAAAAACCTGGATTAAATCCTCCAACGTGTAAAGCTGCTGTTCTTACTCCGTTACCTTTAGCGCCTCTTCTTCCAACATTTAAATCTCCGCCACTAGCCCAAGCTGGAGTAACATAAGTTCTAACTTTTGCAGTTGCTGAAGTACTATTATACCAAATTTGCCCTTCAGTTGGGTTAGCAGGATCAGAAGCTGTTGCTATAACCGTTTGTCCTTTTTCAGTTTCGTAATTTGACATTTTTTACTCCTCTAATGTTTCTAGCATAGGTCTTTCACCAATTCTAGTATTTTTTTGTTCTGTTGTTTCTCCATCAATATTGTCATTATCCCAATCTGTTTGATAATTTTGAATCTCAGCATTTACAATAGTTTCAGCTTCATCTTTTGTTTTAATAGTTCCTAAAACTTCATTGATCCATGCGTTAGCTTTTTTATTGTGAGCAGGAACTTTATAAATATTTCCTGGATATTGTCTTATTTCAAAATTTCTTCTATCATCAAATTCAATAAAATCTTTTCCCCAATTTTCAGCTAATATGTAATTATAATTTTTATGTGCCATTATTTATCCTTTATTAACCAACCTTGTGTATCGTCTACAAAGACAAGACTAAAACCAGCTCTTTCAGTGTTGACGAAAAAATTTCCTGTTTGTCCATTTATTTTTTTTCCAAACGGATTAATTTCTAATGCGTTTGTATCAAAAGTTCCGGCATAATCTATATATGATATTGTATCTCCTAAACTAGGAGACGCAGGTAGTGTAGTAGATATTGAAATACTGGTTGTATCTACAAAGTATCCTTTTCCTGCTTCAGAAGCAAAGGTACCAGTTTTTTTAGGTTGCCAATCAGTATTAAAATTAGTGCCTGCTGGATAACTAACAGTAGCATTAGATATGTCTAATGTAGCACCAGAAGGTACAGTAAAAGTATCACCACTATCTCCTAGTGTAAAACTAGTTCCTGATTGTGGACTTACCTTATTTACTTTAATTTCACTCATATTTTAACCTTATGTTTTAATACTACATTATAGATACTAATTCAATATAATTAATTTACCTGTAATACCTAAAGTACCTGTTATATCAACTGGCCCTGCTAATACTCCAGAATCCATTGTTTGATCTTGAGAAATAGTCGAATTGTGAGTATTCACAAAATCTTGAGCCACCATAACTGGTGATGGAATTCTAGTTGCAGGAAGCGTACAAAAAATATCTTTTGTTCCAGCAGAAAAGTTAACTAAACTATCAGAATTAGATGAAGATATTACAGAATCTCTTGAAAGTGTATCAGGCGCACCTGCGGTTATACTTCCAATTCCTACTTCAAACTCGGAACTTCCACTACTGGATATTGCATAATAAGTAGAATTTGTATCTCCTATTCCACTTGCAAAAGTTTCATAACCGGTGACTGCACCCGCTAATGAAATATTTCCTGTTCCAGTAGTTGTGGTTGTTTCCTTAACTCTGTCGTTAAGTATAAAAGCCATTTCTACTATCCAATTATTTTATTACGCGTCGCCTAATCTAATGATAGCATTAGATGAATCGTTAGCAGGGAATACAACAACAAAATCTCCATCTGTTGATATTTTAGTTCCGCCAAAATCCAAAACTAATACAGCTTCATTACCGGCACTACTTTTGTAAATCAAAGCTCCAACTGCAGTAATACTTGCTGATGTCCATGTTGCATCACCAAAGTCTAAGTAAGCAATGTTACTTCCTACATTTACACCTGTATTACTTAAAGTTTCTCCACCAGTAGTATAACCACCTCCAGATGCAACTTCGTTTGCTGCTCCTGTGTAAGTAGTAGTACTAGTACTGAAACCTGCTAATGATGTAAATAAAGCTATTTTAAAAGTGTCACCTCCAGAATCAAAATTGAAAGTTCCTTTTAAAAGATCTGTTTTAAAAGAGTCAGGTACTATGTTTGCCATATTTATTTCTCCTTAGTATTTTGATGGGGATTCCGATTTTAAAGGAGTACGAATGATCCCATCTTGCCACTCGTCTCTCCGTCTTCTACCTTGTTGTTCGATAGAATATGATTGCAATGCTCTTTGATAAGATCCTTCGTAAAACTGCAACATATCTGCAGGACCTTTCAAATAACCATATGCTTCTACCAGACATCCATACAAAAGTAAATCTTGATATTTGTTGGATACATAAGTACCTATAGCACTTACGCTGGAATCTGTCAAACTAGTTGGTTGTTTAATATAAGCCATTGTAATTTGGTAAGTATCATCCGGAGTTGGAGCTACCACCCAATAATTAGCATCCCAATTAGCATAATATTTAGGTAATCCAGATTGTGTTCCTGGAGTGTTATAGTATTCAGACATAAAAGAAGTATCTCTTTTTTCTAAAAATACTTGATTGCCACTAGAATCTCTTAATTGAATATATCGTATAACTCTTAAATCACCTGGAATAGTTACATATCTATTTCCAGTAACTAAATCGGAAGTCGCATAAAATCTATTATCATCCGCATCGGAATCTCTGTAAATTCTATTCTCAGCATTTTTTATAAAAGTATTTAAAACACCAGTTGAAAAAACTGTACTATCAACTTCAGTGTAATCTTTTATATCATCTTGTAAATTTGTTAAAGTGTATGCCATTATGGTGTTAATGTAACTGGACCTGCAGTCGCAGTCATTCCTCCTGATTTTTCAGTTACAGTAGGAGTATCTCCTAATGTAAAAGTATATGTATTTGTATTAATAACAGTTATAGCATATCCGCTAGCATTTTCAAATACTGTATACGCAACTCCTCCTGGAGATCCATCTACATTTCTAAAAACTACTATATCTGAAGTACTTCTTCCATGACCAGGTTCTGTGACTGTAATTGTTGTAGATCCAGACGTAATATCAAATGGATTACCTGGTAATAAACTTTCTGTAGCAGGCTCAGTTCTATCTGGTCTAGCATTTCTTAAACCTTGTCCATCAGTATTTGTTGGTTTAGGTTCTAATTGTGGATGTTTAGCTTCATATTCTGAAACATGAACTCTTGATCCATTCCATTCTATAACCATTTCGGAATATGGAAACGCCATACCAGAACGATCCGATATGAACTGAGCAAATTTTCCTTTACTTAAAGCCATGCTATACCTCTGGATAATAAGTTCTTGGAGTAATAAAAGAACTTGAAGAAGAACCGTCTTCTTGTAAAGCTCTTTGTAGTTCATCTTCATATAACATTTTTAACATTTCAATTCTTTGAGGAGCAAATTTAATTGCTAAATAATAAGCAAGACCTGCAATCATACAAGGAACAAATCTATAAGGTACATCTGCTTCATTAGTATAGGCTCCGGCATCTTGGATTCTTTTTACATAATAATAATTAATTGTATTACCTGCTTCAGTTGAGCCTGGAACTAAATATAAATTAATTGTAATTTTATCTATAAATCTTTGAACAAAATATTGAGTAGGAGTTCCTGTATCTGTTTTATTAGATAAACCTTGATACGCGGATCTATTTATTTTTGTTAATGGAAAATCAACATTTGAAGAATTTCTATAAACGGCTTCTAAAATATCATCAACTCCATAAATAGCTGTTGCATCAGAAGTTCCATCAGCAGTTGATCTATACATAGTATATTCTGATTGACCATTTACTAGTGTAATAGAATTATTACCTACTTCCCAATAATGTAAACCTCTATTCGCCCATTCTTGAAATAAAATATTTAAAGAACGTCGTGCACCTTTTAATTGATATCCAGATACACCTTGAATACCAATTCTTTCATAAGCTTCTTCTACAACATCAGCTATAGAAAAACTGGATTCAAAAATTGTTGTTCCAGAGGTAGCCATCTACTCTCCTTATTTATCTATCAAAACAGTTAAATTAGCTAAAGACAAAGTTGAGCTTTTCATTCCACCTGGAAATAAAATTCCATCTTCTGGTAAATTGAATGAAAAAACATCTCCTGCAGGAACACCTGCAGAAAATAAAGTTGTACTATCAGTATTATCTTGTAATACAACTGAACCTGCTGTTGCAGCATCAGTTGATTCAATAATAATTCCTCTTAATCTTGTTCTGCCAGCAAAAATAACTCCAGTTCCTCCTGCTGCTGTTTGTCTAACTGCTTTTACATCTGATTTCATATTTTAATCTCCGTTAAATTTATGTGGGCCCGAAGGCCCACAAGAATTATTTATTAACTAGCGTCTGAAGAACCAGCAACACCGATGAACTTAAGTACAACAGTTGCACCAGTTGCTCCTGGGTCACCACTTAATACAACTTCA